CTCTCAAGTTTCATGCAGAGCGTAAACTCAAGAGAGAGATACAAGATCTAGAGTTCTGGATTTCCAGACAGTCAGAGAGAGAGACCACCGCTAAAACTTGGATGAATAGATATAGAAGTCAATTCAATGGTGATGAGATCAGTACCAACAATCTTCAAGCATCAGTTGCCAAGTATAAAGCAGAAAGCTTTGCTCTCATGTTAATGCAGTCTGAACTTTCAGCAGCCCAGTCAGCATATAAAGAAATGACCGGAGCAACCTACACAAGCATTGAGAGCAAACCAGACGCAGAGATGCCAGATGATATCAAAGCAATGTTTGCAGAGCTAGACGCTCTTGAAGCAGCCAACGAACCAGAGGTCAAAGCCAAGAAGAAAGCTTAGACATTGGAGGGAGGTCGAAAGGCCTCCCAAAAATTTCGCGCTCGCTTCGCTCGCTTTTTATACTCTTGCGGAGAGGGCTTGACTTGCTGCATACGTGCAGTTACTATCATATTGAAACCAATACAAAAGGAGAAGTTTATGTTGGAATCAGCTACATCAAAACAACTATGGAAGATCAATCAACTTGCTTGGGAATACTCTGAGCTTGTTGAGCAATTGCGAAACAAGGGAGACCTCAAGTTAATTACTCAGGCTTTCTTCCCAATGTCAAAGCCGATTGCAATTGAATTAATAAAGTCAATGATAATAACAAATGAAAAGATTGTTGAATTAGTAGCAATGGAAAAGGAGAATGAGAATGTTAAAGTTGAATCCTAATATAGAAGCGAGTCAAGACAGACTAACTCAAGCGTTAGGTTTGTTACCTTACTGGGTCAGGGACTTCTGTTTTCAAGATGCAACGAAAGATATTGTTCAGTTTATGGAAGACCAATACGGATTCGGTAAACTGTATAGGTTTGGATCAAAGCTTAAAGATGGGATGCTCATATCAGAATACGAAGAAGATGAAGATATGGAATGGCTTGCATCACATGATACACCTGTTGGATTGGTTTGGTATTTCCCATACGCAATCATTGCTTTGCCAAGAGTAGAAGAGAATGATTACTTTATAACAAGAATGGATTAATAATATGGTATGGAATGTAAACAAAAAACCACTTGAGTTTTTAAAACCTCAAATAAAGTATGAGCTTGTTGAGATAACACCAGAGTGGGCAGCAGATCTTTTAAAACTCAATACTAAAAACAGAAAGATGCAAGACAATTCTGTTTCTCAGTATGCAAGGGACATGCTAAATGGAAATTTTGTATTCAATGGAAATACAATTTGTCTATCTGATACTAATGTTTTGTTAGATGGTCAGCAAAGACTTACTGCATGTGTTAAATCAAACAGTTCATTTTGGACTATACTTATAGCAGGTCTTCCAGAATCTTCTATGGTTACTATAGATAGTGGGAGAAAAAGAACTTACTCTAATCAACTTCAAATAAGAGGATACCCTAATCATAGTTTGCTTGCTTCTACTATAGCTCAACTTGGGCTAATAGCTTTGGGAAAGCCAAGGAACTTAAGTCAATTTACAATATCAGAATTAGATGAAATATTTGATAATCATCCTCAAGTTGCAGATAGTGCTTCTTTTGTGAAGGGAACTTACCATCACAATCCACTTCTTGCAGCGATACATTACATTGCTAAGTTTTCTGGGTATGAAGATTTAGCAGATGATTTTATAAAAACATGGAAAGATGGTCAGCAAAATTATGAAGATGATCCAATTGTTTTTATTAGAGAAAAGCTAAACAAAGATCAAACTAGAATAAAAAGAATGACAGCAGAACATAAATGTAAATTAATAATGTTGTCTTGGAATAAGTTTTGTAAAGCAGAACCACTCAGATCTGCAAAGATCTCAATTCATGGATACAAAATGCAAGGTTGGGATATTAAAAAATGTGGTGTTAATAAAAATCACACAACAATAAAATAAGGAGAAAACAAATGGCACGTTGGACTAGACAAGACTTTGAGTTTGTTGCTGATGAGATAGCACCTTTCTTACATTGGCCTACTAATATCAAAGAACTATCGCAAAAACTTAAGCGCATGAACCCAAGATTCGATGCGGATAAGTTTGAACGCAGAGCAATAGCTGCTTGGGAAGAACGCTATCAAGAAAGCTTGGAGGAGTTACAAGATGAAGTCCCATATTGATGCAATGGATCACATGTTAAATGACATATTCAAAAAGGTTTTCTGGGAACCTCTAGAACACAAAGAGAAAGAAGAAATCTTTTGCCCCAACTGTGATGGTTGGGGGTATGTTGAGCATGAGGTCAATGTACCTATGAGTTTTGATTGCGACAGTGGATACATTGACGTAGATCAGATTGATTGTCCTGAGTGTGTAGGCACTGGGCAAAACCTAAGTCAACTAACAGAGGAGGATTAACAACAATGTCATGGGCAGAAGTACATTCCCCTACACTGCCCTTGACATCTTACTTTATGTTGCTCCATATATGCAGTATGAAAGCATACTTAGATACTGTCAGAGATCAAGCAAAACTAAAGGGTGTAGATTTGTTTACAGCCTTCAAGTATGCAGGTCTTCCGACATCTACATACTACCGAACGATCAATGGGCAAACTGAAATGCGGTTTAGTACTGCGTGTTCTGTTTTAGATGCGATAGATGAGCAACACAGAAAAGACGAAGCCGCCAAGCGTACCAAACAACTACGAGACTCTGGTCAGGTTGTTAATAGACGCTCGGCACGAAAGGGCATTAAGCCAAGAAAGCTTAGCGCGTAAGATTGGTTGCACTGAATCTTTGGTTCACAAGTGGGAGCAGTTCAAGCGGATGCCTTCTGGGTTTATGTTAATGTGTTGGTTAGAGGCATTAGAATATGACATCGAAGCAATTAAGAGGTAAGGCTGCGGTATGCAAAATATGTGGAGACAAAACATATTGGTATGTTGCAATACTAAAAGGCAACCATGAATCATCAATGCAAAAGTGTTGGTTCATTTGTTTGCACTGCTATGAGGAAGAACCGTGGTCAATAGAAATAAAAATAAAGGAACTTACCATGAAAAGTGGTTCGTCAAGTGGCTTACAGAAATCGGTATCAAAGCGAAAAGGCAACCACTCTCAGGCAGCTTGGGAGGAGAGTATTCGGGAGACATCAAGCTCGAACTCAAAGGAAAAGAATTGGTGGGAGAAGTAAAGTATAGGGATGTATCAAACTTCCCAAGCCCATTCAAAGTATTAGAAGGTCGAGACATAGCCTTCTATAAAAGACGGAGAGGAACTCCGCAAACTTTAGTCATTATGTCTGGTGAAATGTTTGAACAACTAATGGAGAATCAAGATGGAATCACAGAACAAACAGATCAAAGCTTACCTTGAAGAAGGCAACAGCATCACTGCAATACAAGCATTAGAAAAGTTTAGATGCTTTAGATTAGCGGCACGTATTAAAGATATAAAAGAAACTGGCATGGTCATTGATAAAGCTATGATTGCTAACAATGAAGGCAAGCATCATGCTGTCTATTGGGAGGTAACATAATGGCTCAGTTTAAAAGACTATCAGGTAACGCTTCTTCTTGGGATGCACATGTTAAACGAGCAAGTACCTCGCCAAGTCTTGCTGCGGAATATCGCAAGTCCTCTTGGAGAATAGATACACACAGAATTATGGCTAACAGAATTAAGAATGGGGAGGGAGTGGGACACTACTGGCTCGAAGGTAAACTCAAGAAAGAGTTGCTTGAGATGACAACATTAACTGAAGATGACTTCAAGAAATACCTTGACCCTACTGCACAAACGCAGTACACAAGACCTTACAATGATGGAGAAAATTAATGGAGCGTAAGGGTTTTATCGGTGGCTCTGACTGTGTAAAAATAATGCAGGGTAACTGGTTGGAACTATGGCAAGTCAAGACAGGTCGCGTAGAACCTGACGATTTGTCTGACAATATTGCGGTGCAACTTGGTGTGCATACTGAGCAATTCAATTTGGATTGGTTTGCAAGACAGCATGATTGTGTCCTTGGTGGCTTTCAGTCTTCTTACAAAAAACAAATAGGTGATGTGCCTGTCAAGGGTACAGTCGATGCAATGAATGGAAGCAATCCAGTAGAAGCAAAGCACACCAATTCATACAACAGTATGGACGATGCAATTAAGTATTACATGCCACAGTTACAAATGTATTCTCATTTGGCTCAGTCGGATGGCATCTGGGTATCAATAATTTTTGGGAATAATAAATGGGAGTCAGCATTTGTCTCATATGATGAAGAGTATTTCAATTCAATGTGGGCAGTGGTGTCAGACTTCTGGGGTTATGTGTTACGCAATGAAGAGCCAGTTGGTATTGACACACCGACACTCTCAACAAACCACATCCCGATTGATGATATGGTCGTGCGAGACGCAAGCAGAGACAACCAGTTCTGCTATGCCGCGATTACATACGTCAACTACTATGAAAAGAATAGGGTCTTTGACAACGCAAAGAAAGACCTTAAGCAAATGGTCGGTGATAACGAACGAGAAGTATACAACGACCAGATCTCGGTGAAACGAGACAAACGTGGATCACTTAGGATAACAAGGAGAAATCAATGAAAGATCACATAAAATTACTAATCAAAGTACGCAATGAAATACAGCCTATCAAAAAGAAAGGCAGCAATCCTCACTTCAAAAGCCATTACGCTACACTCGAGGATGTTATCGAAGCAGTAACACCACCATTGCAGGACAATGGGTTCTTCCTTAGTCACATCTGTGGCAAGGATGAGTTCGGTGCGTATGTATCTACTGAACTATTCCATGAAAGCGGGTTTACTTTG